GCCAGAAAAAATAACATCGTGAAGGGCGCAAATGGCTAAGAAGGCTGCGGCCAATGACGCTTATGCCCGCCAAAAAGCGTCTTCTGCCTCTTGGAATCGCAAAACAGCCGCTGCTGGCCGGGATATTGGCACTATTCCGCCGCCGGCTGATCCCAAGCGGCGCAAGGCGTGCAGCACCTCGTTCCGCCTGTTCTGTGAGCAGTACGGAGCCGAGTCTTTCCCGCTTGCGTGGTCTGACGACCACCTGCGAGCGATAGCCAAGATTGAGTCTGCGGTGCTGCGTGGCGAGTTGTTTGCGTTCGCCATGCCTCGCGGGTCTGGGAAGACGACGCTGGCTATCTGGGCCTGCCTTTGGTCAATGCTCTACGGGCACAAGGAATTCGTCATGCTCATCGGTGCGGACCAGGCGATAGCCTCGGCGATGCTCGACAGCATCAAGAGTCACCTAGAGATGAATCCGCTGCTCTTGGATGACTTCCCGGCGGCTTGCCTGCCCATCAAGGCTCTCGACGGGATTTCGGCTCGGGCGAACGGGCAGACGTGCGAGGGCGAGTCTACGGAGCTTGAGTGGAAGGTTGACCGTCTGACGCTGCCGTGGATCAAGGGCCAGCCGTCTGCGGGCGTGGCGATCCGCGTGGCTGGCATCACAGGTCGCATCCGAGGCGTCATGCACACGCGACCGGACGGCAAGACGGTACGCCCTACGCTGGTGCTCGTGGACGACCCACAGACTGACGAGTCGGCGAACTCGCCTAGCCAGTGCTCGACGCGAGAGCGGACGCTTGCCGGTGCTATCCTCGGGCTTGCTGGGCCGGGCAAGAAGATTTCAGGGCTCGCCACCATCACGGTGATTCGTCCTGACGACCTGGCCGACCGGCTGCTTGACAGGAACCGTCATCCTTCGTGGCAGGGCGAGCGATCAAAGCTGATCTACGATTGGGGCGGTGCTGACGCTGACGTCATGTGGTCGCAGTACGCTGAACTGCGGCGATCCGGTCAGCGTGACGGCACGGGAACGGGCGCAGCCGATGCGTTCTACGCTGCCAACCGTCCCGTCATGGATGCGGGCACTCGGGTAGCGTGGCCTGAGCGGAAGAACGAAGACGAGTTGTCGGCGTTGCAGCACGCATGGAACTTGCGGATTGACCGTGGCGAGTCGGCGTTTCAAGCGGAGTATCAGAACTCGCCGCTGGCAGACGACATCGCAAGCGACAAGCTGGACAAGCGAGCGTTGCAGGCTCGGGCATTACGTGCCAAGCGTGGGATTATCCCACTTTCCCATCAGACGCTCACCGCGTTTGTGGACGTGCAGGAAAAGTTGTTGTTCTGGCTCATCGCTTCGTGGTCAGAGTCTTTCGGCGGTCACGTTGTCGCCTACGGTGCGTACCCAGACCAAGCGGTGTCGTTCTTTGAGGCTAAGTACGCGAAGCGGACGCTGACGGGTGCTGCCAAGGGTGCCAGCCAAGAGGGCGCGTGGTACGCAGGGTTCGGCAAGGTTGCCGAAATGATCCTTGGCAGCGAGTGGAAGCGTGAAGACGGCATGGCTATGCGTGTTTCAAACATGATGATCGACGCCAACTACGGTGCGTCTACGCAGGTGGTGCGGAACTTCTGCCGTCAGTCGCCATTTGCGGCCCAGTTGATTCCGTCTCACGGCAAGGGCATCGGTGCCAGCCGGCAGGCGTTGAGCGACATTGGATCAAAGCACGACCGTGTCGGGCTTCAGTGGCGGCTCGGGCGTGTCGGCACGGCAACCAACCAGAAGTCTGCGATCTACGACACGAACTTTTGGAAGACGTTTGTGGCTGCACGACTCCGCATGCAAATTGGCGACCCAGAAGCGATTACGCTGCACGCTGGGGATCACGAACTGCTCATTGAGCATCTCACGGCAGAGTTCCCAGTGCGAACCGAGGCGAAAGGCAGGGTCGTGGACGAATGGCAGAGCCGCCCTGGTGCAGACAACCACTGGTGGGACTGCATCGTAGGTGCCGCCGTGGCTGCGAGCATCGCTGGCGTGAATCCTGCTGCGTCAGAGGCGGGGGGCAGGCAGCGGAAGAAAGTGACAATCCCAACCGGCGAAAGCGGCAGGAAAGTTATCCAGCTGAAGCGGATGAAATGAATCAGATCACGCTCACCACGGTCGACGGTCTAGATCCTCGGGACATGCTGGCGATCCGCTCACGGCTTACGAAGCCGTCTAGCGAGTTTCAGTTAGAGGTAGCTCAAGTTCTTGAGGGCGAGGGAAGCAGCTGCACGCCAATTGCTGTGTGGCATCGTGACGGTGCTATGGTCGGCTGGGCCTGCTCGCACGTTTGGCGTGCCATGCAGACGCTTGAGCAGTTTGTTGAAGACCGATACCGGAATACTGGCAAGGCCACGGCGTTGACTGCGTTCGTGTTATCGGCTGGCGTCATTGACGCACGAAAGCCCCTTGCGGTGTTCTCGCCGTTCACGGCAGACATTGCCCGCAAGTTGGGCTGTGCCGAAGTCGTTCTCTTTGAGCGGCGCGGTTCTGAATGGGTCGAAGTCTGACGGCATACCCGGTCTGACTTAGCCGCTGTCTCCCGTAGCGTCACGCTCTATGAGCGACGAACTGCGCCAGAAAATCGAAGAGAACGCATCCGGCCCGAAGCGAGTCCGCACTGATGCGGGCGAAGTCGAGGCACAGGATATCGCCTCAATGATTGAGGCCGACAAGTATTTGTCTGCAAAGCGAGCCGTGCAATCAAAGTCTCGCGGGCTGCGGTTCAACAAACTCCTGCCGCCGGGAACATTCTGATGGGCTTGTTCTCAAACTGGTTTGGGCGACCGCAACCGACTCGGCAAGCGCCGACGCCGGCTAGGGTCATCCGTGCCCGGTTTGACGCAGCCGAGAGCCAGGACGACCGTCGCCACTGGGCGAATGCTGATTGGTTCTCGATGGACGGTGCGCTGACTCCTGTCGTGCGGCGCACGATGCGGAACCGTGCCCGGTATGAGCGCAACAACAACTCATATCTGGCTGGCATCTGCGAGACGCTTGCCACCGACTTGGTTGGCACCGGGCCTCGGCTGCAACTCAACACAGGCGACCAAGACGCTGACAGGCTTGTTGAGCGTTCGTTCTTTGATTGGTCATGGCGAATCAATCTTGCTGAGAAGCTCCGCACGATGCGTCAGAGCAAGCTCATCGACGGCGAGTCGTTCGCCATGTACTTCACGAATCCAAGGCTTGACGGCGTTCAACTTGATATTCGCTTGGTCGAAGCCGAGATGGTTGCCACGCCCGTTGGGCTCTACATCCCAGACACGACGCCGGAAGGCTCAATCGTTGACGGCCTAGAGTTTGACGACGTTGGCAACGTCATCGCATACAAAGTGCTGAAGTACCACCCTGGCAGCAATTGGCAGGTGAGTAACTTTGAATTTAACCGTATCCCTGCCGAGATGGTGGTGCATTGGTTCTCGCGGCAGCGTCCGGCCCAACATCGCGGCGTGTCAGAAGTTGCGCCGTCTATCCGGCTGTTCGCCCAGCTGCGTCGCTACACGGACGCGGTGATTGCGGCGGCTGAGACTGCCGCTGACTTTGCGGCGTTCCTGCATAGCAACTCGCCTGCCGCTGAGGTTGACGACGTCGATGCCTTTGCAGAGATGCCGATTGAGAAGCGCACGATGGTCACGCTGCCGGAAGGCTGGAATGTCTCGCAGTTGAAGGCGGAACAGCCGACCAGCACCTACGGAATGTTCAAGCGAGAGATCCTCAACGAGATCGCTCGCTGCATGCAGATCCCCTACAACATCGCCGCGCTGGATTCGTCGTCCTACAACTATGCGTCTGGGCGAATGGATCACCAAATCTACACGTCTAATCAGCGTGTTCTGCGTGATGAGCTTGAGCGGCAAATGCTTGACCGCACGCTCCGCATGTGGCTGGACGAAGCCGTGCCACTGGGCCTGGTGCCGCGTGGCCTGCCGCCGATCAGCGAGTGGAACTGGGTTTGGGTCTGGGACGGCAAGGAACACGTTGACCCATCCAAGGAAGCGAATGCCGCTGAGACGCGGCTGCGGACGCACACGACGACGCTGGCTCACGAGTACGCCAAGCAGGGCAAGAACTGGGAAGCCGAGCTTCGCCAGCGTGCCGCCGAGGTGACTCTGATGAAGGAACTCGGCCTGTTCATTGACCTTGAGCCTGACGGGAACTACGGCGGTGCCACACCAGAGGAGGCTGACCAGGCCGCAAACCAATGAACAAGCTGAATCTTGCAACTTCTGTTGAGTTCGTCGCCGCCGAGGCTGGCGATGGGATGTCGTCGCAGCCAAGGAAGTTCTCTATTGAGGCTTACACCGGCGCAGCTATCCGTCAGGGCTGGTCTGCCGAGCCGATTGTGATTGATCTCGCGGGGATGAAGTTCAACCAAAAGATTCCGATCGTGATGGGCCACGACTACACGATGTCGTCCATCCTCGGTCAGGCCACGAGCGTGCGTGCTGAGAACGGCAGGCTGTACGTCGAAGGCGAGATCCTTGCCGAATCCGACCTCGCCCGGCAGGTGACTGCACTGGCTGAGAAGGGATTTGCGTGGCAGGCGTCTGTAGGTGCCGACGTGATGCGGCACCAGAAGGTCGCCGCCGGCGAGCAAGTAACCGTCAACGGTCAGGTCTTCAACGGTCCTGTCCGAATCGTCAAGGCTTCCAAGTTGCGGGAAGTCAGTTTTGTGACCTTGGGTGCAGATGACGCAACGTCTGCACGCATCGCTGCTGAAGAAGCAGAGGAGCTACTCATGGCGGAATCCGCCAACGAAACGCCCGCCGAGGTCACTGAGACCAAGGTGGAAGCCACGGCGAATGTCGTCGTGGACGCCCCCAAGGTCGATACCGCCGAGAGCGACGCGCTCAAGGCAACCATCGAAACCCTCACGAAGAAAGTTGAAGACATGCAGAAGGTCATCGCGACCCGCGAGAGCCGTGCCCCGGCTGTCCATGTGGTCGAGGACGTGAAGAACGGCAAGGTCATTGAGGCGGCGCTGTGCCTCCAGGGCGGTCTGCCAAATGCCGATAAGTCGTTTGACGCTCGCACGCTGGAAGCTGCCGACAAGGTCAAACGGACCACCTCCATCGGCGAAGTGCTGATTGAGGCTGCTCGTGCCAACGGCTACACCGGCTCAAGCCGGATCTCCGCTGCCAACGCCGAGCCGGTTCTGAAGGCGGCGTTTGCGACGCACGACATCAGCAACTTGCTTGGCGCTCTCGTCAACAAGTTCCTGCTCAACGGCTTCAATGCCGTTGAGTCGTCGTGGCAGGACATCAGTGCCGTGCGGTCGGTCAACGATTTCAAGGCGATCAACCTGCTGCGTCTCAACGGTGATATGAAGTTCCGCAAGGTCGGCAACGCCGGTGAGCTCAAAGTGGCTCAGGCTTCCGATACGAGGCGGTCTGTCGCTGCTGACACCTACGGCATCAGCACCCAGCTGACCCGTCAGGACATGATCAACGACGACCTCAACGCTCTGTCGCAGATCCCGCAACGCATGGGTCGCGGTGCGGCACTTGCCATGAACGAGGCGATTTGGACGGAGTTCCAGAGCAGCAACAGCAGCTACTACCAGGCGGCGACCGCTGCCGCTGGCAATGCTCTGTCGCTGTCGTCGCTGAAGACGGCTACCACCGCCTTCCGCAAGCTGAACGACCCGGACGGCAACCCGTTGGGCATCGCGCCCCGCGTGCTGCTTGTGCCGCCGGAACTGGAGATCACCGCTGCGGAGCTCATGACCTCGGCGTTGCTCATCTCGGGCAACACGACCAAGGAGCCCAACGCGAACGTGCTCCAAGGTCGGTATCGCGTCGTCGTGTCGAACTACCTCACGTCGGCCTCGACGTGGTGGCTCGCCGCCGACTCGGTCGATCTCCCGGCGCTCGACGTGGTGTTCCTCAACGGTCAGCAGGCTCCGACGATCGAACAGGTCGCACCGGACTACCAGCTGCTCGGCGTGGCGATCCGTGGCTTCTTCGACTTCGGCGTGACGAAGTCCGAGAGCCT